GACGCAAAGGTTGAATGGGGCCGGGTGTGCAGTGCGCTTTATGCCGCTGGCCTGATGACGGAGCTAGACCGGGCCGCGCTTGCCGCCTATTGCGCCGCCTACGGGCGCTGGGCGCAGGCCGAGCGGGCCATCAATAGGATGGCCGCTAAAGATGAATTGAACGCCGCGCTGATGATTAAAACCGTCAGCGGCAACGCGATACAAAACCCGCTGGTCGGCATTGCCAACACAGCGAAGCGCGCCGTGGTGAAGTACGCCGCGGAATTCGGCATGACGCCATCGGCACGAACGAGAGTGAACGCGAACCCTGATGACGAGAAGCCGGAAAACCCAGCCGCCAAGTATTTCGGATAACGCCACAGCTTACGCAATTGAAGTCACTACCGGCGTCAGGATCGCCGGTCCGTATGTAAAGGCGCAGTGCCAACGTCATCTGGACGACATCCGAGATGGCGCAGCGCGCGGCCTCGTTTGGGACGCTGAAGCCAGTGAAAAGGCTCAAGGGTTTTTCTCTGATGTCCTGAAGCTCAACGGCGGCGCCTTCGAGGGCGTCGAGTTTGCCCTGCTTTCCTGGCAGCGTTTCGTAGTCGGCTCGCTGTTCGGCTGGAAAGGTCCGGACGGCACTCGCCGATTCCGATCGGCCTACGTCGAGACCGCGAAGGGCAGCGGCAAGTCTCCGCTGGCCGCCGGCATCGGGATGCTTGGCCTGGTGGCAGACGCAGAGCCTCGAGCGGAAGTCTATAGCGCAGCAACGAAGAAGGATCAAGCCATGATCCTGTTTCGCGATGCCGTCGCAATGGTCGACCAGTCGCCGGAGCTTTCCAAGCGGCTGACCAAGAGCGGCACCGGCGAGCGCTGCTGGAACCTGGCTTATATGGCGCAAGGCGCGTTCTTCCGCCCGATCAGCAGCGACGACGGGCAGAGCGGGCCGCGGCCGCACATCGCGCTGATTGACGAACTGCACGAGCACAAGACGAACACCGTCGTCGAGATGCTGCGGGCCGGCACCAAGAGCCGGCGCCAGGCAATGATCTTCATGATCACCAACGCCGGAAGCGGCAAGAGCGGGCCGTGCTGGGCTTATCACGAATACGGCGCAAGAGTAGCCAAGCGCGAGATTGAAGATGACTCGTTCTTCCCGTACATCTGCGCATTGGACGAGGCCGACGACCCGTTTCTGAGCGAGGACTGCTGGCCGAAAGCCAACCCGTCGCTGCAAGACGTAGACCTTCCTGGCATGAAGTACATCCGTGAGCAGGTCACAGAGGCTCGCGGGATGCCAAGCAAGGAAGCGCTTGTCAGGCGGCTGAATTTCTGCACGTGGACGGACGCTGAATCGCCATGGATTAGCCACGAAGTCTGGAAAGGCGCGCAACAGGCGTTTGAAGTTGAAGACCTCGCCGGGCGTCGAGCCGTGGCCGGGCTTGACCTGTCCAGCACGACGGACCTGACCGGGCTCGTGTTCCTCGTCGAGCCGGTCGAAGAAGGCGAGCCGTGGCGCATTGTGCCGTTCGCCTGGCTGCCGGATGCAGACTTGAAGCGCAAGAGCGAAACAGACCGCGTGCCATATGTGCAGTGGAAAGCAGAAGGGCTGCTCAGCACCACTCCTGGCCGAGCGATCAGCAAGCGCGTCATTCTGCAGAAGTTGTCTCAGATGTGCGAGTTTTTCGAGGTCGTCGGATGCTCATACGACCGCTGGCGGATTGAAGACCTGATCCAGATGGCTAGTGACGAAGGCATCTCGCTGCCGGAGATGGTTCCATTCGGCCAGGGCTACAAGGACATGAGCCCGGCGCTTGAGGAATTCGAGCGGATGCTGCTGAACGGACAAATCGTCCACAACGGTCACAAGATTATGACGATGTGCGCTGGAAACGCTGTGACCGTCACGGACGGAGCGGGGAATCGAAAATTGAGCAAAGAGCACGCAACCGGGCGGATTGACTTGATGGTGGCCGCGGTCATGGCTGCCGGAAAGATCAAGAGCGCTGGCCATGAATTGGACCTTGACGCATTCCTCAATGACCCGGTAAGCGCATGAAATTCACCAGCATGTTCTCCGGGTTTTGGGGCGGCATCTCAAAAGCCCTAGCGTCCGTATTCGGCAAGCAATCAACCGGGCCGTCTGTTTCGCTGGTGGACGATCTTCCAGGCGTCACCGTCGACAAAGCGCTGCAGTTGTCAGCCGTTTGGGCTTGCGTCGAGCGCATTGCGAAGACGATCGCCAGCCTGCCGTTGTTCGTTTACGACGAGCGCGGCAACGGCCTGCGCGAACTGTCCCGCGGGTCGAGCCTGTGGGCTTTGCTGCACGACTCGCCGAACAGCCGCATGACCCCGTTCGAATTTTGGGTCGCGATGATTATCAACCTGCTGTTGAGGGGCAACGCATACGCCCGCATCGACCGCAGCGAAAACGGCGAAGCGTACAGCCTGCATCCGATGCCGGCCGATCAGGTCGATGTTTCTGTTCTTGATGATGGGTCCGTCGTTTATCAGTACCGGATAGGCTCCGACGTCGCCATTCTTGCGGAACAAAACGTTCTCCACTTGAAGGAGATGGGAAACGGCATAACCGGCCTTGCTCGTCTCGATTTCATGCGGGCAACCACCGTCGAAGCAGGCTACGCGCAGACAACCGCCAGCAAGCTTTTTGTGAATGGCGGCAAGCCATCCGGCATCCTGATGATTGACAGGGTGCTCAAGCCGGACCAGCGCGACGCCATCAAACGCAACTTCAACGCCATGAGCGAAGGCGGCACCAGTCGCCTGTTCGTGCTTGAGGCCGATATGAAATATCAGCAGATCACCCTCAATCCTGAGCAACTGCAGCTCCTGGAAACTCGGCAATTCGGCGTCGAGGAAATCGCGCGCTGGTTCGGCGTACCGGCCGTCCTCATCAACCACGCGAACGTCACCACGTGGGGATCTGGCATTGAGCAGATCGTTGAGGGCTTCGTCAAATTCACCATCGCGCCGACGCTCGTAAGCTTTCAGCAGGCCATCAGGAAGCGCGTCATGACCCCGGCGCAGCGCGTCAGGCAGACCGTAGAATTCTCGCTCGACGCACTATTGCGATCCAACCTTAAGGACCGCATGGAGATCTACGCCAAGGCCACGCAAAACGGCATCAAGACGCGCAACGAATGCCGCCAACTGGAAAACGATCCACCGATCGCAGGCGGCGACGTTTTAACCGCACAGACAAACCTCGCCCCGATAAGCAAACTGGGGCAGACCACGCCCGCATCAGGAGGCAGCAATGCTACAGCACAAATCCCTACCGCTCAGTGATTGCCAGATCAAGCTGGATGATTCCGGCGAAGGCCGCTTCCGCGGCTACGCCAGCGTCTTCGGTGGCGTCGATTCCTGCGGCGACACGATGATCAAAGGAGCTTATGCCTACACCCTGCGCGAGCACGGCAAGCCGAAGATGTTCGTCAACCACGCCTCCTTCGGGCTGCCGGTTGGCAAATGGCTGACCGCCAAGGAAGACGACCACGGCCTGTTTGTTGAAGGCGAATTGACGCCAGGCATGGCGCAGGCCGCAGACGCTCACGCTGCGCTCAAGCACGGCACCGTCGACGGCCTGTCCATCGGCTACATGCTCAAAAGGGGCGATTGGGAAGACAGCGAAAACGGCGGCCGGATCATCCGCAAGGTGTCGCGGCTTGGCGAAGTCTCGATCGTCACTTTCCCGGCCGATGGAGCCGCAAGAATCGACCTCGATAGCGTCAAAAGCGAAGGCCTTGACGAGATCAAAACGACACGCGACCTTGAATATTTCCTGCGGGATGCAGGGGGTTTTTCTCGGTCCCTGGCTCAAGCGGTTGCCAGCCGTGCGCGAACGATATTTCAGCGGGATGCTGAGACCGACGCGCAGGAAAAAGCCGAAATCGCACGCTACTTGCGGGAACGTCTGGAGCGTATCCAGCGAATAACCGCCTGACCAGAAACGAAGCAAACCACATTCATTTTGGAGCAACACACCATGGAACTGAACAAGGAACTGATGGCCGCTCTTGACGGCATCGAATCGAAGCTGAACCTGTTTGCGCAGAAGTCAGCTGAAGAAGGCAAGATTGCAGGCACCCAGTCAGCCGAAACTAAGTCCGCGCTTGAAGCGCTTGGCACCAAGCAGCGCGAACTCGCCGACGAGATCCTGCAGATCAAGCA